CAAAGCGATAACTATAACTCTAAAAAATTAACGCCTCTTTACGAAGCCTGTTCTGTTCACTATACACCTGCCAAAGTTAAAAACGCCAAAGCTAAAATTATTGAGCCGTTTTTTAATCGATAACTGTTCGGTAAGGAATTCAATGTGATTTTTGAACCACTGGATCTGCTCCTCTAGGTACTTTATTTTATCTAGTAATAGATCTCTTTGATCCGGCTCAATTGTATATGCCGCAGCAGGCTCTTTTAATGTGTTTAAATTGTCGCTTTTGCTACTATTTGAGTGTTCAGTTCCAAAACATAGCCAATCTAATGAAACCTTAAAAAAGGAAGATATTTCCATTAATTGAGGTATAGTTGGTTGCAATTTTCCATTTACAATCTTACTAAATTGGCTAGTATCTATCATTAAAGAGGCAGCTACGTCCTTTTGGGAAAGCTTTTTACTACTTATTAACTCTTTAATCCTTAGTGCTATACTCATAATTATAAATTAAAATGGAATTATTTTCCATTTCGATTTGGATAAATGGAAAAATCTTCCATATCTTTGTATCAACATATAAACAAAGGTATATAAATAAAAGTTATGACAATAGAACAAATTAAAAAAAAGACACAGTACGGAGATTACACATTACTGGGTCAGGTTATGGGACTGAATGCTCCTGCCGCCAAAATGCGTTTTTTGAGAGGTGACGAAAAATCAAAAGAAGCACTACTCAAGATCATCGCCAACCGGGAGGAATTAATTAGAGAATTTCAAGTAATCGAAGATCCTTTATAAAATTAAATGTCGCTCACCCCATTTTAAACATCCCGCCACGGCTTGGCTCGGTTTCGACACCGAGGCGGGAACAAATAAAAAATCAAATGGAAAATCCATACGAATTCTACGGTAACAAACTAGGTGTAAAAATCAAATATTTGATTTATGACGCCAGTGCGCACAATGAAAGCTTGATGCTGATTGCATACAGAACTCTAAAAAAGAGAATGGATAGCAAAACCTGCACCGAAACTCAACTGCGTCGCGCATCCTTAAATTACGATGCCCTGGTACTTCACTCCTCCCTTTCCCAAGATTGGAAAGATAGTTTGACAATGAAATTTGGAAATCCTAAAACAGAGATCAAACGCTCATTTTTTGCCAGTCATTATGAAGCAGACCGCAAAGCGTTTGATTTTTTCGCAGCCTACACTTACGGAGACGACAAAAAGAAATTGGATTTAAAACTCATTGAAACCTATACTTACAACGCCTCGGTTATGAATGCCGTTATCAATTGCAGAACAAATCGCAAAGCCTACATCAAGGCACTTGGAGGTGTTCAGGTTGATATGTGGGATAGTCTTTCTAAAGATGTGAATTGCTTTCGTGATGTGGCTCATAATTTACCAACCACTTCCAGAGGTTTGCGCATCCGGTACAACGAATTTTTAAAACACAGTTATGTTTCTTTCGTTTCCGGTCGCCTTCAGAACTCCAACGCTTCGAAAGTTAAAGACGATGATCAATTGGCTCTTATTGACGAACTGTTGGCAAAACACACCAATCTGGATTACACCCAAGTCGCCAACATTTACAACTCAGTGGCAGAACGTTTGTATTGGAAAACAATAACTCCGCAAACAGTCGCCAACCGTAAACAAGACAGCAATATTGTAATTTATGCAGGTCGTAATGGTGCCAATGCGTTATCAAATAACGTCCTCATGCAAAACAAAAGAACAGCGCCAACCAAACCAATGTTGTATTGGACATTGGATGGTTGGGACTCTGAACTTCTTTACCAAAAGAGAGTATTTGACCAAAACGGCAATTCATCAATAACTTATCATAACCGATTGACAACTGTTATGGTTGTAGATCCATACAACAAGTACATCATTGGCTACGCCATTGGAACACATGAAACCCCGACTTTGATTAAAGATGCACTACGTAACGCCTTTCAACACTCACAGGAGTTGTTTGGCTCGTATTATCGCCCTTACCAACTACAAAGCGATAACTATAACTCTAAAAAATTAACGCCTCTTTACGAAGCCTGTTCTGTTCACTATACACCTGCCAAAGTTAAAAACGCCAAAGCTAAAATTATTGAGCCGTTTTTTAATCGATTCAACAAAGAGTATTGCCAAATGATGGACAACTGGTCAGGACACAACGTAAACTCTGGAAGCAAATCGCAACCGAACAGCGAATATATGGTCAAAATAAAAAATCAGTTCCCTGATGAGCAAGGTTGTCGCAAACAATTGATTTCTGCTATCGAAGCCGACCGAATGAAAAAACAAGCTGCCTACGTTTCACAATGGCAAGATGTTTCAGCCGAGTTTAAATCAGAATTATCGCTTCCAATGTTCTTGAGATACCTTGGCGAAACCACAAACTACACCAACCGACTACAAGGGCAAGGCTTAACGCCAACAATCAATGGCCAAACATTGGCTTATGATTCATTTGATTTGAATTTCAGAAAATTGGCGCACTTGGATTGGGCTGTGTCTTATGACCCGCAAGATCTTTCGAAAGTATTGGTAACCAATGCGAATTCTCGCAACGGTAAACTAGTCGATGTCGTTGGAACCTATGAATTTCTACTGGACCAGAAACACATCCAACCAATGGCACTCGCAGAACGCACCGAAGGCGATGCCTTGAAATTGTCAGAGGTTAAAAATTACAACCAAAACGTGATGCAGTATATCACCGATGAACGCCAAAGCAACATCCAGTCATTGGAAACTTTATTTGAAAATCCATTGTTGAATGATACGCTTGCCAAACATTTACTTACTGATTCCCGTGGCCAACACAAAGACCGAAAATCAGAAAACAGACTTCAAGCCAAAACGCAGCACCTTATCGAAGTGCAAGCCACTTCAGACAAAAAAGAACTCAATGCTTCTTGGAGTATTGATCAAGACGAGTACAACAAACAAAAAATAGACATCTCAAACTACCTTTAAAATGGAACACATTACAAAAATTGAAATCGTATCAGCTCTTAACGCTTACATGGCCGAGCACAAAATGTCACAAGCCGACGTTGCCTCTAAATCAGGAGTTCGCAAGGAATATGTGTCAATGATACTCAAGCCCGCAAGTAACTTCATGTACAGCTCCGGAGACGTTCAAGGATTCATTCCCGCAAAACATTTCAACGCCTTGGCAAGCCTTTGCGGATTCGCAACAGAGAAAGTCTATTGGCAAACCCAACCAACGGCACAAGCCAATTCCATCTTTGCTAACCTGCAAGATGCAAAATCCCACCATTTGACCGTGACGCTTATTGGAGAAACCGGATGCGGCAAGTCTTACACTGCTAATCTGTTTGCCGCTAAAAATCCTTTGGACACTTTCATTGTAACAGCGGGATCCAGTGACACACTTTCTGACCTTATTGACAAGATTGTTGACGAATTGAAAATTCACGCAACCGGTAGATCTAAATCGACCAAGATTCGTCAGATCGCTTCCAAAATGGCAATGCTAAAAAACTACGGTCACAAACCAATGTTGATTATTGACGAAAGCGAATACTTGAAACAAGCCGCCTTGTGTGCCATGAAGGAACTATACGACAACCTTCACGAATACTGCTCACTGGTATTCATTGGAACCAACCAATTGGTTGAAAATGTAGAAAAATTGAAACGCCGAAACAAATCAGGCATTCCACAATTTCACAGACGCATAAAGTTTGGTTTGCGATTGCTTCCAAACATTGACCGAAGCTACAAACTCTTTGTTGATGACATCGAAGATCGTGAGCTCAAAAAGTTTCTGCTTTCGAACTGCGACAACTACGGCGAACTGCATGACATCATTGTTCCTGCAACCCGTGAAGCCGAAAGGTTGAATGAAGCACTAAGTATGGGTCTTGTTCGCAGAGTGTTGAACCTTCCTGAAGGCAACCTTTTATGGTAGCATTAAAAAAGGCCCTCAACGTTGCCAATATTCTGAATCAAAAAATTGAAAGAATACCATTTGAAGGCACAATGTACCAAGCCTTCAAAGAACCGCAAAACAAAGGTGTTTGGTTCGTCTGGGGAGCAAGTGCCTCCGGTAAGTCAACCTTTCTTTTGCAACTCGCCAAAGAGTTTGCCAAAACACAGAACACGTTCTACAACTTGCTGGAAGAGGAAACGGACGACTCCGATTTTATTGAAAGAAACGAAATCGTGGGCACGTCAGACGTCAAAGAGAATTTTTTGGCATCAAGCTACGACTACGAGCAAATGTGCGCGTATCTCGACAAACGTGGCTCACCGGATGTGGTGTTTATTGATAGTGGAATTTACTTCTTTAAAAGTTTCGAGCAGTATCTCGAATTTAAACGGAAGTACAGAAAGAAAATAATAGTGATTTCAGGTCACGCCCAAGGGAACAACCCACGCTCGGAACTTGAAAAATCTATAATGTTTGATGCCAAACAAAAAGTATTCGTAACTGGATATCTGGCAGCTTGCAAAGGAAGGACAATCGGGCCGAATGGAGGTCTTTACACCATTTGGCAAGAAGGCTACGAAAAACTAAGAGGACAACAGGAAAAAGATTAAAACAAACAGCCATGACAAAAACAACAATTTATCAAAAATTAAAAATGACGCCCGAAGAGTACGAGTTGTTAATATTCGGAGCTTACGCAAGATGGTGCGAAAGCGTTACCATTACCGCCCACGAATTTCAAAAAGTGCTAGCCAACTCTGCCATCAACAAATGGTTTATGACTGAGTATGGCAAGTGCGAAATAGACTTTGAACAATTAACAAGTCGTTACCAGGATAACGACACCGTTATTGCCGAAGATTATAAAAGATGTTACGCAGAATGTACGTATCGAATGTTCAATATTCGTCCGATGGTCTTGCTAAACGAAATCAAAAAAATGACAACCGGAAGCGGCATAAAAGCCAACGGTATCAAAATCCACAGTCTAACCTTTAATCAAAATTAGTATGCCCGTAACATTGGATCCCCAAATCAATACCGAGAGGTTTGCTGTCAAAAGAGAAATTGAAAGCCAAATCATACAGCTCGACATCAAGATCAAAACCGAGGTTAAAATCTCTGAATATGTCAGATTGCTTTCAGAAAAACGACAATTGCAAGAACTCTTAAATCTATACAACAATGAGCATTGAAAACATTCAAAACCGCCTCCAATTCCTCCATCTGTGTTTGCAGTTCTCAAGCCAAAGGCAGGAAGTCCTCACCATCTTCGACAGAATATTGATCAATCAGGAGCGCGGTCAATTATTAAAAGAGCTCGACACTCAAATACCGGAACCGAGACCGGTTCCGGAAACGGTCGAAGCCAAATTAACTGAAATACAACGGCGCATTGTTCTACTGAACTGGAAGCCGCTAACCCCAAAAGAAGTAAACGAACAAAATGGAGAATATTAATCAAATAACAGTAATAGACCCGATAATTATGAACACAGAAACAGTACAACAGCCAAAACCAATCGCGCAATTTACCGCGAAAGAACTGAAAGAAGCTTTGGCAAAAATCGAAGCCAAGAAAGACCAAGACCGCGAAGTCTACAAAGAACTCGTTGCCGAAACGGTGCCAAAGGCATTCTTTAAACTTTGCCAAGCTTCAGCAATCATAAGCGAAGCCAAAACAGAAACTTTCAAATTCTTTGAAGATATTTTGGCATTGAAAAATCAGGTTTACGGCTTGAAAGAAAAACAACAATCTCACACCTTTTCAACAGAAAAAGAAGAAATCCAAATTGGGTACCGTATTAACGACGGTTGGGACGACACCGTGACCGCAGGCATCGAAAAGGTAAACAATTACATTTCGTCATTAGCGACTAACGATGAAACCGCTGCGCTCGTAAATGTAGTTTTCAATCTTTTGAAAAAAGACGCAAAGGGCAATTTGAAAGGGTCAAGAGTTTTGGAACTTCAAAAACTAACCAAGGACTTCAACAACGAAGAGTTTACCGATGGTGTTGAGATTATTGCTGCATCATACAAGCCAGTTCGCTCGTCTTGGTTCATTGAAGCGGCCATCATAAATGAGGACGGTTCTAAAACCAACGTGCCTTTGTCAATGTCATCCGTAGATTTCTTGAGCGGGTACACCTTCGACTTCTTTAGCGAAGTAATTCCAGTGGAGGATGCAAGCGAGTAACGACCACAGCACCGTGCTGCTATTGATAGCTTTGATAGCGGCACTCAACGGAAAATCCATTGTTGAATATATCCTTTGGCTACAATTCAAAATCAAAACCTTTTTTAAACAACTCGAAGATGAGCGTAAAAATAATCCCGATAATCGATCACGAATCCTATAACGTCAACGGCAAGGAAGTCTACAAAGACACCAACGGAAATTGGATCCAAAGGCAAGAGCTAACCACGCAGGAAGGCAATGCCTTCAGAAATTACAAGAAAGCCGTTATCGAAAGCGGAGCATTCAAAACACACACAAAAGCAGAGTATAAAGGATAAAAACTATGAAAAATCAACTAGCATTTCAAATCAAATTCAAATTGACCCCGAAAACGGCAGGATATAAACCAGCTTTTATTTCTGGAATTGTAATGGCAGCTAATCAGGTCGAGGCTGTAGAAGACGCTACGGTGCAAGTGACGAGAGTGACTGACAAGGAACCGATAAAGGTTGAAGTGAAGCTTCAGTCAGTGGTAAAATTAAGAAGAGACTTTTTCATTATAGTCGACCCTAAAAAATAAGGTTAGTTAATTCGGTTTTCCTGAGTGGAAATAGGTTATCACTTGATTGCGTTACGGGTTCGATTCCCGTCTCAGGAGCAAATTTTAAACAACAACAAAATGACAGAAACAAGATTTTTAGAAGAAAGAGGTGCTTTGCTTGATAGAAAAAATAAGCTCCTAAAAGAAATAAATGAGGAATACAATAGGATTTGTGATGATTTTAAAAAGACTAATTCACCAGTTGAAAACTTGAAAGTTTATGAATTAGTTGAAAATGGACGCAAAAGAAGAGGATTAAAAAGGTTTGTAATATACACTCAAGAAATTAGTGTATATGATAAAGGTGATATTTTTATCAGAGTTGGTGGGTGGTGGTTAGATGCTGTTAATGTTCCTGCGAAATGGGATACAATGACAGTTCTAGGAGTTGGGAACCCCGCGGTTTTTAAATTATCAGAAAACCAAATTAATGAAGAATGTCCTAATGCAAGTAACGAAAACGAATAGCAATATGAAACCAACCCACTACTATCTTGACTGCTCACATTCTACGCAAGACAAGAACAAACTGCAAAAAGAGTTTTCAGGCTATCTGAACACTCTAAATAAAAAACTCATAGACGCATCCAGTCTGGCGAAACTCAAAAAAGACATTCTTAAAAAAGTAGAAGAGCTCAACACCATTTATCCAAGATGCACTCCAATCATCATTCACTTTTATGAAAACACGATGTCCGGGTGTATGGCAATTCATGGATTTTATGGTGTAACCTTCTATATGAAACCCGCATTTTATGAAAAATACTAAAAAGCCGCCAACTCCCACCGGAGGAATCACCAAGTTTCAAATCAACCGCATCATGCAAAATTGCAATTACAATGTTGAAATGAAAGACGAGTGGGTGCAATGGGTAACCGGAGACGTGAACCGCACAAGCTTACGCTCCATCACCCACGACCAGGCGATTAAGATAATGACACAACAAACGGGAAGTACAGACGCGATTAATCGCGTCTCTACAGATAACTGGGGCTTATTCGATAAGGAAAATAAACAACACCTCACGCTCCTCGCTTATATGCGCACCGCACAATGGACAACCCCAAACGAAAAACACGGCGAAGTCGCAGACATAGAACGCCTGAGTGATTGGCTAAAAAGCAATTTATCGCCAGTAAAAAAGCCACTCAAAACAATGCAACCGTGGGAAGTTTCCAAGATTATCGAAGCATTTAAAGGAATAGTAAAATCAACATATAAATAATATGATACAAAATATAATAATAGTAGCGGTTGTGATAATACTTCTTATTGCAGCATTTTTTATAGGAGTTTGGGTTGGAATCGGGAACGCATTATATATCTGCGAAAAAGAGGCTCAAAAATCAGAAGACCGATATTGTTTTGACTGCGACATCGAAACCCCAGCCATAGAAAAAAACGGCCGTTTTTATTGCGCCAACTGCAAATTATACCATTGAAATGGAAAATTACAGTATCACCGAAGTTTGTCCTCACGACCAAGCCGAAACCCGAAGCCTACACGCTGAATGCGGCTGCGAAACCACCGCCCAATTTTGCGCCGAATGTGGAGAACAATTAACTAAACCTAAAACCGAATGTTAAGATGAAAAAGAAGACAAAATATGTAGTATTATTTATTCTAACGATTATATTTTACACCTATATAATAACTCAACTCATTACTGACATTGATTTAAATCTTACAAGGTTAGTTTACGGCTCACTTTTTCAAGCATTTATAGCCATCTATTTTTTCCCATCACCAAAAAAGAAAAAAGAAAAATGAAAGTAAAACTCAAAATCTCCGAAAAACAATTGAACGCCCTAGTTTATAGTTTTGGTGTAATGGCCAAAACGCCAACCAAGGACAGAGCCGTGAAAGTCGCCACTTCAGTAATGGATAAAGTGGCACTTAAATTCAAGAAAAAACAACTCGAAGTACAGCAAGGATACAACCTCTTTAAAAAAGACACCAAGCACTCTTTTACACTTGAAATTGTCGAGGCGCATTATTTAGAGCAATTCACGGTCTTGGTTGCCGAGCATCCATTGAATGATTATGACCGCAACGTTTTGCGGTTTATTGGAAGTAATTTAAATCAACAATTATCATAATGAGAAAAAAAATATACATCGCCGGGAAAGTTACCGGCGAACCGCCACATACAACCGCACTAAAATTTGCAATGGCTAAAAAAGAAATTGAAGCAATGGGATTTGAAGCAATTAATCCTATTGAAGTTGTGGGTGATTTCAATACACCTTGGAACGTTGCAATGAAAATGTGTTTAAAGGCATTAATTGATTGTGATGGAATAGTAATGCTAGATGATTGGCATCTAAGTAAAGGAGCAAAAATAGAATTTAAACTTGCAATGGATTTAGGATTAACCCTTATGTCAAATAGTAAGTCGCCTTTAGGTGTATGTCGTCCTAATTTTGTTTATTAACTATGGAGCAACTAACCACCTACACCGTCAAGAGCAAAGAAAAGGGATTGATATTCCTGTTTAAATACGATTTAAATGGCCATTTAAAAGCCTTTGAAATTTTGGAAGGTGAGTTGACCCCCGCGCAACAAAGTTACCTCTTTACTCACTTCCCTACTAATGAAAATCAGATGAAAACAATCTGGCAAAAAATAAAAGTATTCACCGACAAGTTCGAAATCATAAAAGCCACTCCCGTTCTCGACTTTGAAAATCTCTGGAACATCTACAACAACAAGGTCAAAAAGTTCGAAGCCGAAAAGAGTTACAACAAACTCAAGGAACCCGACAAAATAAGGTGTTTCCTAGCCATCAAAGGCTACGATAAATATCTAGCCAAAGCAGGAGTTGCCAAAGCGCATCTTTCCACATTTATAAACCAACGCTACTTTGAAGACGAGTGGCAAAAAGCCTAAACAAAATGAAACATAAATTAATAGACACCGATAGAGCCTGTTTTTTAACCGAAATTGCCGAGCGGGTTTACGGAGTAGATCCACTAGATACTACAAGAGCAAGAACCAACGTAAATGCGAGAGCTGCAATAAGCATTGTTTTACTTGGCGAAGAGGAACGATATGAGGCTATAGGTGCATTTTTTAAAAAAGATTGTACTTCAATTATGCACGTCGTGAAGAAACACCCTGATCTCATGCAGTATGACAAAGAGTATCGCGCTAATTATCAAAAGTTCTTATTAGAAATTGGAAAACCTGTTAACAAAGTAGAATACATTCTATCAGATATCAAAGGGCAAATTATAGGAGCCACCAAGGAGTTGAAATCCCTAAATTATACACCTGAAGAAATTCATAGTTTTTGGAAAGAAATACTAAATTGATATGCCAACACTATCTAAAACGTACACCCTAACAATTACACCGGAGCAATTCCTTGAGAACTGCTCCGACCTTGAACTCAAAGAACTGGATTTACTTATCCAGTCAGAACGGTACCAAAGCCGTATAAGAAGACCACTAAATTTTAACTTATTAAATATCCAAAAAGAAAATGATACTACCCTTTAGTACACAAATGAACGGAAAGCCGACCTACTTTGTTGAAAAAATTTGGCAATCATTCAACCACTTTCAAAGCGTTAACGTTGAGGAATTTTATAAATTTTCAGATTTACTAGAACCTAAAAAAATGATTGATCTAAAATATTTAGACAATCAGTTTGGTGACAAAGATAAAGGCAAATGTCACACAATACGGGAGGACAAAAAAGACCGTTGGAAACCCGGAAACAAAATTGATTTCTTTATCAATTGCCGTCAAAAAGACATGTTTCGCTTTGCTCCGGTTCTGCCGGTGGTGAGCACTCAAAAAGTTGAGATTGAGTGGCATCGTGATTCTATTACGGGAGAAATAGAGCCTATCCTTTGGATTGAGGATATGATTTTTTATAAAAAAAACCGTCAAGATAAAGGAATGCTTCAACTCGCCCAAAATGATGGCTTTGATATAATTGAAGATTTCTTTGCTTACTTCAAAGAAGATTTCAAAGGAAAGATAATTCACTGGACAGATTTAAAATATTAATTATTATATTTGAATTATGAAAAAACTACTACTTCTCGCCACATTGCTAATAGGATTATTGGTAAGCGCACAGATCACCCCAAAGGAATTAAATAATCTCACGCAGGAACAAGCCAACACCTTTTCAAATGAAATTGCAATTAATGGCAAAACCAAGTGGGAATTTGTCCAAGCAAAGGAAAATACAAAAGGCGACTATTATATATCGACTTATAGCTCTGGCGAAAAGACCTTGAAAGTAATATTCCACGTATATTACGAAGGACAAAACAAAGCACTTGAAATCCCCGGAACAAAAACCTATAAATTTTATGAAGTTTGGGGTAGCTATTTAGATTTATTCCCAACTTGGAAAAAGGTATTCAAACCGGATGCAGAATTAGAGAAAACGGTTGACGACTTTAACAGTCAGGAATTAATAAACCGCCCCGAAAAAATCAACTTTAAATTAAAAGAATCAGACAATCAGTGGCATATTACTAACTGGTCATAAATTTAAAAACCCACTAAACAGTGGGTTTTTTTATGCCTAAAATTTTATTTTATATCAAATGTGATATTTTTTTATAAAATCCTTGTGTATATCAAATATGATATATATATTTGTACTCAGAAAGGAACTAAATCCAATCTATAGAAGGTGGCGGCAACATCAAAATACGGCAAAAATCAAAATGAAAACAGTAGTAAAATTAGTTAACGGAACAGAAGTAGCAAGAAAATCAGGTTACGCAAATTTAGAAAATGCAACCAACGCAGGGAACTCTTGGAAAAATGATTGTACAGTTCACGGCGAAATTAGAAAAAATCGTTCTTTCGTTGTGATTTCAACTGAATTAGAAAATTTACCTTTAAAAACTGCACAGATAAAATCTACTATTGAAGATAAAGGAGGAGTTTCCTCTTTCCCTTGCTCAGTAAAAAGAAACCGTCCAACTGGCTGTCCAATGAGAGCAATGGCAATTTCAGAAATAGACTTATTGAGCAATGAAGAATACTATATTGCATTTTCAATTGGGTTAATTGGAAATAACGGCCACGAAGGAACAATAATTAATAACTGCCATAGATACCAAGGCGCATTAGCAAATTAATATGTCACAAAACACAAACACAAACGAGCAACAATGGAAGTTGCTCGTTTTGATTCTCAAGGAAATTGCCAAAGAAAAGAACATTTCACAGGAGAAAATCGCAGTTGAATCAGGCCTACACCAAAGCAATGTTTCCCGCTTTTTTGGCTTAAAATATGCGCCGTCAATTGCCACCTTTTTGCAAATTGCCAAAGTCATAAAGGTTAATTTTTTCTTTGAAGATCAAGAGGGAAAATCAGAACTCAACGAAGCCTTTGAGCGCGCAATGGAAGAGCTAGGCCGCCGAGCCGATAAACTGCCAAAGAATTAAAACAAAAAACCCACTAAACAGTGGGTTTTTTATGCCTAAAAACTTGTGTTGCATATTATTATTAAATAATATAAATTTGCTTATGTCCCTCACCAACCAAGCTATCGGAATTCAAAACAATAAGCTTAAACGATATAAGCTAATACTAGACTTGTACCACAAATACAAGACCGAGGACATTCCTGACGCCGTTATCCTGCGAAAATACATTTGTCCCGTTTACCCTATTTCACGAACCACGCTCTATACGATTTTGACCACTCCGGTCAACAAAGAGATTGCAGCTCTCGAAGCCTTGAAAAATCAACAACTCCGTTTTGCCATTTAAATATTGTTTAAAGCAATAGTATAAACTACTTGATACTGTTGAACTCCGTCATCCCTTTTTATCCTTCTAAAACTCGAACGCATCATAGCCCCGCTTTTTTCTTCAGGTCTAAAACCTTGAATAATGCCGTGAGCAACTTCCACTAATTCAATCAACATCCACGCATCATTCTTTTGTCCAATGGGTGCAAGCCTGCTTGTATTGGTCAGTTTCAAGTTGGCAAAGTTGAGCGTAATGCTTCCAGTGGCTTGTTGGCGGTTCTGTGGAGTCGAGGCTCTGTCAATTCCCATATCCGTATAATTCGCCGCTGTAAAATCAATCAGGCAACACGGCCATTTTACGGGAGTGTGTGAGCCGTAGTCGTCTAGCTGTCCCCAATCTTCGTCAATGTATTTTAACGCTGTGGCTGTGGCCAATTGGGTTTGTAAACTTAAAAGTAATGCTTTCATCGTTTGAATTTTTTAATTAACTCTTGGTTAAAGATTTCCATATTGTCGTCAATAACGCCTTTTACAATCTTGGCAACCTGTGGATGGTCGCCCACCATTTGACGTTTTTCGACTTTAATTTTTTGGCCTATTTTCATTAAGGCCATTCCTCTCCATTTGGCCGCCTCTCCGGTTAGCTTTACATTTTTCTTGCTGGTACTTTCGCCACCGTCTTTTTTGGTTGTAATACCACCCATTGCACGGTAGTACATCGCCCAAAAGTATTTTTTCATTTGAGCCGTCACGATTATCTCGCCACCTTCATTGTGAAGCCGACCGTAAGGCAGGGAACTACTATACAAAATCATTCCATCCCTCACGGAATATTTAATCGAGCGTCGCAGGTTCCCGGAGCGGCTCAATAAAGAGCCACGATCATTGTTGATTTTTGCCGCTGGCCATTTCTCGGTAAAAAAGGCTTTGCGTTCAAAGTTGCGGTCAAACTCGTCCGAGAGTTCCACCGCCAAGTCTTGCGTGATTTTCTTTTCTAGGTCGTTAATTTCCATCTTTCAATATCTTTCGGACTTCCTTCGCGCCCGCAACCTTAGCATACGGATGCGTCGGCGGAAATACCACTTTTTGAATGCCAGGATTAAAACGAAAAATCGCCAGTTTGTTTTTGCCATTTTTATCGATTTGAGAGGTTGCCTTTTCGCCTTCAGTAATTGCCTTTTTGCTGTCGCTTACGTCAAACTTTCCTTTTCGAACTTGCACCGCAGTACAGCGACAACGCCAACCGTTTGGTGGGTAATACGAAATCCAAAACGCATCATCCTGGGGAAGTGTAACGTCTCTTAATTTATCGTGAGAATCTCTCACACGGTCATCGCCTGCCGTCCTATATTGCAAATCATAATCACTGGATAAATTCGCCCAATTTCCTGCCGATTGTGAGCTAGAAACTGCAAATTGATACTCAGCCTCCAAGTAATGTTGGTTATAGTTTTCCTTTACGATTTCCACATCTTTCGAGAACGCCGAAAAGGATTTTATTTTTCCATCGGCTGTCATTAACAATTTTGAAGCCTCGGCCAATTGTGCGTGGGTTTTCAATCCCGAAAATACAAACACGTCCTCTTTCAATGATTTTGCCATTGCTTCAGGAATATCATTTTCGGTAATAGCAGTATTAAAAATTTGGCTCGTTCCTGCAATCAAATTTTTATACTCGGCTGTTTTTGCCAAATCTTGTGGACTATAACTGCCTTTGGTATGTAATTGTTTAAATGCTTTTTCAACAGCAGTTAAAAGCGGTTTCATTTTGCTTTTGCCAATAGCAAGAGTATGTTTTTGTGTTTTGCAATCCTCACAATCGCAATCGTACAAAAAAGACAATCGGCTATTTAAAGCCCCAAAATATTCCTTAAAATAGTTGGGGCTTAGTCGAAAAAACCCGCATCGAGTGAAAGCTTCGTTGGAGGTGTTGCCGGAACCGCTTGCGCTTTGGCTCCCGTAACCTGAACGCCAAACGTTGTTTTCATCCATTCAATGTCCACATCGAAGTATTGAAAAGTATCTTTTGTCATTGTCCAAAGTTGCGCAATGTCCTCCGTTTCGGGATAAGAGAAAACGCATTCGCCTGATAAAACCCCGATATTGATTAAAGCCGGGATGACTTTAGTATTCCAATATTGCTCAATCAAGGACAAATCAGAATCGACCAAAGTTTGCAGCGTGTCCTGCATTGTTTTTTCTTTGGAGTTCGAGCCGTTCACGGTGTCTTGACCCATAACAGCTCCACTCACTAACATCGATATTTCGTTGTTGCAAAAAGTCATTAACTTTTGATACACGTCGCCATTCGCATTCGAAGCTTGCGCCCATTCAAATTTTTCGCTTTCGTCAATTATGAACCAAGCCGCTGCACCCATATCTTTCATCATACGCTCGGCACGTCGAAGCATTGGGATGTTTTGAGTATCGGTTTTCATTACCCTTGGCGGGATTCCCGCAATTTCGCAAAGTTCGCTCCAACAAGATTGTGCAAACCGTTTGAATAAAACGTGCGGCACTGCATTGTTCAAAAGTCCCAAGTTTTTAGGGTTTCCAAACTCCAATATCCAAGTGCCATACTCGGCCATAGTTCGGTAAGGAATAGCCTTGTCGGCGTTATAATCAGGATAAAACAAGCCGTCACGAGGTTCGATGTTTTGACGATCCAATAAGTCGCAATTCAACTCTTGAGTGTCACCGGTTGCCATCCACGAAAACTCCACCACGGAATGACCGTGAGTGATAGAGCCAAGGATAGCTTTATTGATTTCATTGACAAAGATTTTATCTTGCAATAATGCTGTAGCCTCTTCGTTTGTGGTTCCGCTTTTGTCGGAAATGATAAAACTGGTAGACAATGATTTAAGTGTTCGGTTTCCTAATTGTGAAGCCAACAGGCCGTCAATTGAAATTTCCTCATACAAATTATGGAGTAGATGTCGCTTTGGTTTCTCGGCTTTTCGTGCCATTGTCAAAGCCGTATTCCAACTGGCCACATCCTGGCGAACGCGGGACATAGATTTGGCTAAAATTTGATTGACTAACTTATTGTCCAGTCCTGCGGTTTTCTTTGCAGGAGCTGCGGTTTTCTTTGGAACTGCCATTATATATCGTGATTGAATTTAACTCTTGAGCCATAGCCAAAAGTGTCGGTTTCGGTTTCTCCGGTCGCTATTGGAACCACCGGCAATGAGCCAACGGTTACGGTTCCTTTTGCTAGTTTTGTGAGCCAAGCGGTGGCACGGTCGTAACGGTCTTTTGCTTGCTCGTAAATGATGTCGGCATTGCATAATTCAACAAGATACCATTTGGCAACGGTGGCTGTATGTGTTACAATTAGCGCGTTTCTATTTGTTCCGGTTGCGGCAAAAATAGCCGCCACATCGTACAGTGAATTTCCTGCCAAATAACCGCCAACCTCTTCGATTGCCGCGCCAATGGCTTGCAATACTAAATCATCATTGCCCTCGGTTATTTGGTCAACTTGGTAGCCATAAATGGCACTTCCTAAATCTGCTTTTGATAAAAACATACTAATGTTGTTTTATTATTTTTTCCTCTACAACCTGACCTAAAGGAATTGAAACCCCTTTATGAAACTTGCTATTTGGATCTGTTGATACTTTATAAATTTTATGCTCCATATAAATTGGAAATCCTAAAACATCTACGCCTGTTTGATAAGTGACTACTTTCATATATTTATGTTTTTTGTTATTTCTTTATTCATAATTCGCTCCGTTTTTTGTTTTCTTAATGCTCTGAAATCACCTATATCAAAATTATGTCTATTCCATTTTTTTAAAACTGAAATATCTACTTTGTCAATGTTTCCGTGTAAATAGGCGTATGCTTGTCTTTCTTTCCTGTTTTTTGACATACCACTAATACTTCCTATTATTAACTGAGCCATAAGAGTAGCCGCCTTCCATTTGCACGGTCTTGTTTTGCAATATCCAAATACCACCTTCGAGCATATCGGGTGCATCCATCATTTTGGCCGTTTCAGAAACACTCAACATTTGGTCTTCCATAACCTTCATATCGGGGTCGTTCTTTTCGGCAATATTGAAAATCAGATTTCCAAGTCGGTTCAAAGGTTCCAAGGTTCCCTCAATTCTAAAATACTTGTCTGACTTTTTACGAGTATCAGGAGTTACAGGTAAATGCAAATTTTGTTCTGTCCCTTGCTTTTTAATTTCAGGCAATAACACTTGCTCGTAATGTGGGTCTTGCAATGAGTTATTTTCAATATGAACCCGCTTAACATCGACCTCGTTGGTCACTAAATAATTATAGGCTGCATATAAATAGCTCACAAACTTCGCGTTGGATGTTTGCTTACACCACACTTTATAACAGTAATATTTTGAACCTTTTTTGCCAATGACCCCCACAGATTTATAAGAGGCCTGTTTGTTCACACCACGGTCTTTATTTGATGTTGACGGGTCGGCATAAATCAATACGTTATCACAAGATTTCAAAGGAGGACATTTGTCAAACTTCAATTTCTCGAAAACGTCTCCAGTGCTTATTGGGTTGTTGAAATACTCTTTTTGTGCCGCACTCCAAGAAATCTTCGAAAGCGATCTATCGATTAAAGCCTCGGTGTTTTTAGTCGGCCAACTGGATAAACCGTCCTTGCCACGAATATTAATTATTTCGTGAATGTCGGCCACCTTTGCCATTTCGGTAATACAACAATATTTGGCAATGATGTTGCCACAGGCAATCCATAAAAGTGGGTTCGAAATGGAACGTGTTCCATACAAAGCCTCTTCAAGCCACTTCACTTTTTCTTTGATACGTTGTGCGTTTCTGCATTCCTCATCCGTATCAATATCATCAATTAAAATACAATCAGGACGTACCTCGTCTTTACGGGTTCCACGGGGAGACTGTCCAGAACCAAGCGCACGGAATGAAACCCCTTTTTTGGTTACGAACTCGCCCGCTTCCCAACTGCCAAGGCTTTCCTGTTCGCCATAATCGTTTATAATTCTATTGTTAGCTTCGAGTATAGATCTGTACGGTAATAGCAAACGTGCCGCATTATCGTAAGTACTGGAAACCATTAATATATTTTTCTTTTTGCCGGTCATTACGAGATATAAAACCTCCATCATTGTACGGCCTGTTTTTGAAAGCTCACGAGACCAGGAACGCACCTCGTACCATTCAGGATTGGCAAGAACTCGCTTGGTTGCCTTGATGTGAAACGGTGCCGGTTCTGAAGTATAAAAGTTTGGGAAATAGTATTTAAACCACGCCTCCGGCGACTTTTCTAGTTTAGCAATACGCTGCTGTTTTGCAACAACACTTTCGGTTAAATCAATAGGTGTGGCCTTCCGGGTGTTGTCCCGAAACTGCTGCCATAATTCGTAGTACTTTTTATCTTCCGCTTTGCTACTTGCCATTATTTCATTTTTGCGGTTATGAAGACATCAAAAAGATTCGTGATAGTTTTGGCGAGTTCCAAGTCTTGCGGACGCACAAACTCGATAAAGTGTCGAGCGACTTCCACGGTATCGCCAATGGAGGTTTCGGTTTCCAATCGGTTAATGGCCGCTGTCAATTTAATAATGACATCGGCTTCTTTGCCCGCTGCCACTTTATACTCACGTTCTGCAATAGCCGTGTTTAAATAGTCCAGTTGGTCGTATAAAAAAGACAATTGGGCTTGCTTGGTAGTAAGCAATGATTTCTTGAGGCTTTCCCACTTTCCAATTTTTATCCAATTAGCAAGGGTCTTTTCAGTAACACCAACACGTGCAGCAATTTCTTTTTGGGAAATACCACCACCAATATATAGGGATTTTGCAAACTCCTTTTCCTGTAGTTTTTTCAAGGCCATAATCGAACTTTTATAGACAAAGTTGACGTAATAAGTGCGCGTAAAAAAAATAGTGTTTATGTATTGAACAGTTCTAAAAAGCCAATGAACATAAGTGTTAAGCCGCTAAACACATTTTTTTTTAGGAAGCAAAACCAATGCATCTTTGTCTCTGAAATTAGTCAAACCCATAAATTACGCCAATGCCTAAACCATTTGTTTTTAACGACCAGAACCAAACCAATAGTTACGGATTTCGCATCCTGACTGCGGGAATTAGTTTGAAGCGTTTCAACGACAACCCAGTGATGTTAGATCAACATCACAACTCTACTAAAGGAGTGCTTGGAAAATGGGAAAATATCCGGGTGGAAAAAGACTTGCTTTTGGGTGAGCCCGTTTTTGATTTGGAAGACGATGACGCTTTAAAAGTGTCTCGTAAAGTAGAGCAAGGTTTTATTAAATCCTGCTCGATGGGTTTTCTCTTTAAACCCGAAAACATTGAAATCATTGGAACCGAATTAATAATGAAAGCCTGCGAACTTGTAGAGTGCTCCATTGTTGCCGTTCCATCCAATGCCAACTCGATACGCTTGTATGCTGAAAATGGCGAACTATTAAAAGACGATGTTGTTCAAAAACTTTGTCTTGCACTACAACCAGAATTACCGGTAGATCCATTACCGGTTCAACTTGAATTAAACCCGAAAAACGATATGAAAAAAGTCATTTTAACCCTTGCCGCCTTGACGGCATTAAGTTTCGATAAAGCAACCCCGGAAGTGGATGTTGAAGTTCTCGAAGCAGGAATCTTGAAATTGTCTAATGACAACGCTACAATGAAAGCGCAATTGCTTGCTATTGAAAGCGCAAAAGAAACCGCACAAGATTTGGCAATTACCGAAATGGTAACGCTTGCCGTAACGGATGGTAGAATTGCTGCCACCAAAAAAGAGGATTTTGTCAACTTGGCAAAATTGAATTTTGAACTAGCTAAAAGCACTCTTGCCGGACTTCCAGTAAAGGCAACTTTGGCAGACAAAACAGTTCCGAATGTTCCCGGTGCAATTGCCACAAAAGAGGACTTCCAAAAATTGAGCCTTGATGCACAATTGGCTTTCAAAGCCACAAGTCCTGACGAGTACAAAAAATTGTTTAACGTAAAATAATACACTAGATGCCAGCAAATTTTGCAGACGTATGGTTGGACAGAGTTATTAATAACCTGACCACCGCAGATCAAGCTCCGTTCTTAGACGGAATTGCCGAAATGGATGTTGACGTTTCCCAAATGGGAGAGGGAACCATCACTGAAAGCAATGTAATCCACGTGCCAACGAGCGAGTTTGCTCCTGACATTTTGATTAACAACTCCACTTATCCAATCGCCTTACAAGCGTACACGGATGACCAAGTATTGATCCAATTGGATAAATACCAAACTAAAGTGGTGACACTTACAGATGACCAAGTTCTTGGCGCATCGTATGACAGAATCGACAACGCAACTCGCAAAACTGTTCAAAAATTAACTGCCGAAAAATACGGTAAAGCAATTCACGCAATTGCTCCAACGTCTACGGCCGCCAATACTCCAGTTATCACTGCCACAGGTGGTGCAACTGCCGAGGCTGCTCCGGGTGGAAGATTGCGATTGGTTTATGAAGATGTTGTGTCTTTGAAAGAAGAATTTGACGCTATTGACGGCTGCCCTGTTGAGGGAAGACGTTTGGTATTGAACTCAAATCACTACAACGATTTGTTGAGAGATAGAAAGAATTTTGGTGACCAATTGGTAAACTACAAAACTGGCGACGTAGCTCCTACGATTGCAGGTTTCGAAATCTACCAATATGCAAATATGCCTTACTTCACGTCTGCGAATGTGAAAAAAGCATACGGATCTGTTCCGGGTGGAACTGACAAAAAAGCATCCATTGCTTTTGTGAAGGACAACATCGCCAAAAAAACAGGAAATACAAAACAGTATTTCACGGCGGCTGCTGATAACCCAACGACCCAAACCAACCAATTGGCCTACCGTCACTACTTCATTGCAGTGCCGTTCCAAGCCAAATGGATAGGAGCAATCCTTTAGTAATAAATCAATGGCTCTCCTATAACCGGAGAGCCATTATTTAAAAATCTCACTAATGTTACTAACCTTTTTATATCCTGTTTTAGCCTCTTTATTTACAGCCTTCGGAATGAAGCTAGTAGAAAAACGCAAAAACAATGCAACCGATAGAGCACTCGAAGCCGATGCCGTATCCAAGGAAATTGACAACGAAATCAAGTCAGCCGATTTTTACAAGGGTTTGATTGTCGACGGTAAAAAACAACTGGACTCTGCCATTGTAGCCATCAACTCCCGTGACGTGAAAATTGACATCTTAACTGGTCAATTGTCCACCGCATTGCAAGCGATAAAAGACCGTGACCTAACGATTAATGAGCGAGACAAAAAGATTGACCTATTGATTGACGAACTCGAAACCCTAACAGGCGAATTAAGAAAATACAAACAACTTAACGGTAAAGAGGGATGAGTTCATTAGCAACAACAACATTACAAAAAGCGATTTCCCAATTGGGAGTCGAAGAAATACCGAGAGGCAGCAACGCGGGCGTGTCGGTTGAGAAGTATCTCAAAAGCGTTGGACTTGGAAAAGGGTATTCCTGGTGTATGGCATTCGTTTATTGGTGTACCAAAGAAGCGGCCACACAAATTGGGCTTTTAAACCCTCTTTCAAGAACCGCAGGAGTTTTGGATATGTTCAACAAAGAACCGAACCTAAGAGTTACAGTGCCACAAGCCGGAGACATTTTTATAATGGATTATGGCAAAGGAATGGGTCACACCGGAATCGTTGAAAAGGTGGTTGGAACCACGCTCCACACGATTGAAGGAAATACAAATGACGAAGGTTCCAGAGAGGGCTACGAAGTTTGCAGACGCACAAGAGAAATCAAAACCATTAAAGGATTTTTAAGATTATGAAAAAATTACTAAGCATATTTTGTTGTTTGTTCGTTCTCGCCACACTGGTTGGCTGCGGAAGCGGAAAGCCTATTGTGGTGCAGAATGAAACAACAAAAATCATCAAGGAAACGGTACACGATACCATTTTCAAGATTGAAAAAGACAGCAGTTCCCTGGAAGCATTATTGGAATGCCAAAACGGGAAAGTAGTCATCAAGAACATTGTCCAGAGCGAACCAGGGAGTATTTTAAAAATCCCTAAGGTTCGCCTCTCGGGCAACGTGTTAAAAGTCGATTGTGAAGCTAAAGCGCAAGAACTTTTCGCTAAATGGAAAGACACTTATATATCACAAGACACAGTCACACAATTACCGCCAATTATAACTAATGAACTCACGGATTGGCAAAAATTACAAATAAAGTTTTTCAGAATATATCTAGTCCTGACCATTTTAACAGCGGTTTGGATTTACGCAAAATCTAAAATTTAAAAATTATGAGCAAGTATTTCAAAACAAGCGACGGCGAAGAATTCTACACAGAAAATCACGCTTACAATCACGCCAGATCCTTAAAGGATAAAGCGGTAACTCCACCGGATGTTGCAGTCGAAGAGGACGAGGAAGAAGTTGACACAACTTCAGTTGTTAAATTGTCAGATATGACAAAAAAAGAGCTAATTGCATTCGCTGAAGCGTCAGGAATAAAAATCAATCCAAAAGACACCAACGCTACAATGATTACTGTCATTGAGGCCGCTCTTGCTGAAATAGCAGCCGGTACCGCGAAAGGATTTATTAATGCTTTAAATATTGCACAACAAGGTCAACGGGGCGGGCAAGCGGCAATTTTACAAAATAGGGCAACTGGCAATATAGCCAAGACCGGATTAAGAGATATTGCGAGAATGAAATTCGAAGAGGCAGGACAAAGAGCCGGAGAACGCAGACAATTTCAAGCAGGTAAGGCAACTAGAGGTCAATCGGCAAGTTATACCCCGCCAACATTTTAGGAGAAAACAATGGCAGAAAAAGCAGATTTAAGGCAAAAAACATATAAAGACTTTAATCCTTTTGACATAGAGGCTTGGCAAAATGTCGGAAATAAAGTTGGCGAGACGCTAATTGGTCAAGATGCCCAGACTGAATCCGGCAATCAATTTAAGCCGGGCGTGTTTGCGCTTGGTCTTGACGCACTTGGTAAAGTGGCAAAAGAAGTCCCATCATCTGCATTGGTTGGCATTGAGGCAGGGAAAGCTAAAGACCCTTATCTTGGTGCGGCGTTAGCACAACAGTCAAGCGGGTTAGGTGAGAGAGAGATGCGAGCTAAAGAAGCCGAAGCAAACCGTAATATAAAAATACAGGAATTACTAGCAGCTCAAAAGCTAAAGGAAAAAGAGCTTGAAACCGAAACAAATAAGTCAGCAGAAGAAAAATTAAGAAAAGAAGCCGAAGCAAAAGCCGAAAAAGATGAGTCAGATAAAAAAATGATTATTGATTCTTTACAGGCTAGTGAAAAGTCAGGAGAATTGCAATCAGGTACGGCTGCACAAATGGCAGGGTTGCCAGTTGAACAACTTAGAGATTTAAATATAAAGCGTGGTTGGGGGATTAAATTACCGCTAGGGATGTATTTAGGGACTCGCACAAAAGTAACGCCAAATTCTACAACAAGTAATTATAAAAAAGAAAAAGTTGAATAATAATGGCTAAGTTTAAAGTAACATCACCAACTGGACAAACGATTATAGTAGATAGTCCTATTGAGCCAAATGATGAATATTTAGATAAATTATTTGCACAACAAAAACCAGATGCGGACGCATTTGTCGGCTACGGTCAAGACAAAACACCTGAAGTTAAAAATATCGGTACGCAATTAGAACGCAGAGAGGCAATGACTATTCCTGAAAAAGTTGGGGCTTATGGATTAAGAACTGCTCAACTTATTGGCGGCGCATTGCCCCCGGTATTATCTGCTCCTGCCACCGCAATCACTGAGGCAGGAGTTTCAGCTTTAGAGCATCAAACCCCTAAAGAAATGGCAGAAAGCGTTAAATTTGCCACTGGGGCAGACATAGCAGGGTCAGCCTTAACTGGTGGATTACCGGTTATT